GTAGTGTCCAAGTAAACCACATCACCGACAGTAGCTGAGGAGGTGTTGACGCCCGAGACCTCATAGAAGACAGCCACCGTGCCGTCAGCGCCATTGCCTATCGCCGCTGTCGTCACAGCTTGAGCGAAGAAAGTAGTACCGACCGATGTAGTAGATATCGCCTTGGCTATAGTTGGGTAGTTTGTAGACCCATCTGAGTAGGTGCCATTGAAGTAGATCAAGCTATTAGCAGCGATAGAGCTGCCCGTAGCGTTGCGCGCCTTGATACGCACACCCTCCACATTAGCGTGGGTGCGTAGGTTCGTCGTCCGCAGCCCATTGTCTTGTATGTTGAGGTAGTCCATCTTAGTCGTGTTGGTGAGTGTCCGCACCGTCTGTAAGAAGGGCATGACATAGTTGTCCCACGACTGGGGTTTCTTACCGTCTATGCCGGTCTCATCAAAGGTTGTGCCGTAGTCCAGTTGTGGCATTATCGTCTATCCTCAAGGTATCCTGACAGTGACCAGGAGTTAATTTCCACCGGTGCTTCCACGGCACCGTCGTCGTATATCTGCAAGTCGAAGCTAGTGCCAAGGGCATGTAACCCTATCTCTTCGGTGACAAACTCACCTGAGTTCCACATGCTGCCGTCACCCCAGTTGTTACCGGCTCCCCACAGGCTGACGCCGGACGATAGGTTCACGCTATTGGAAGAACGATCCTTACCACCATCAGCCACCACCACCACGTTGACGTCGTAATTACCCTCTTGCGTAGTGCGGATATGCACATCGCGTAAGCTCTTAGTGTGTTCACGCACCCCCTCCCTATACCCGTTATACCCATCCTTGTGTGCCAGCATCTTAATAGGTTGATCGACCGGAGCGGATGCCCCTTGGTAGGTGTCTTTGCAGGTCTTGCGTGTGTCCATGATGTATACCACCCCATCCTGTGCACACATAGCCTTGCGTAGGCCTGAGGTTGCTGGCTCATTCGTCGAAGGGCTTATCTCACACTGGAAGACGGTAGACACGGGGAAAGAAGAGAGACCCTCGTTATCGCGTATACGCCAGAAGGGGTAGTTGCGACTGACTAGCTCCCCCTCCGTGAGTGAGTCGGGGTTCATCGCATAGCGTATGGCCGAGTCTACATCGAGGCAGAGCAGCATGTCGTGCTTGGTCTTACCCGACGAAGAGCAGGCGAAGCGCACCTCGTTGAACTCGGGCACCCACACCCCTTCGATCTGATCGAACATCGACAGCTCGAGGCCGACGAGACCTTGGTAGGTAGTGCCTTGGCACATCCTACGGATCGGGTCCCATAGCGGCACCATACGCGGCAAGCCATCACCCAGCGCCATGCACATCGCCGGTCCCTCCTTCGTCCAGAAGAAGGTGAAGGACTGGGTGCCGCCACCGCGTGGCCGTGTCACATTGACAAAAGACTGCCAGTTGATGGGCCCCGAATGCTCTGATATATGCTCCCAGTCCCAGTCACGGGGGCTGGCCGTGCCGAGGTAGTAACCGCGTAGGAACTCTTCACCGCCTACGAGTAGGTAGCGGCCACAGCGGCCAGCACCGAGGATGCGCTCACCCCTCGACCCAGTGACTTCCACTGCCAGTGAAGCATCCCAGTCGGTCTCATCACGGACACCGGAAGGATAGAAGTAGAAAGGGTTGGCGGTGTTGGCGAAGGCTATGAGGCGATTAGCATAGACCACGGCGAAGGAAGAAGATTGAATGTCAGCATGGGCCGAGGATGCAGGCGTAGCCCACGACAAGGCCTGCGTCATCGAGCGCGGCGTCGTCCCATCGAAGGTCAGTAGCTTGTTGGCAAACATACCCATCCACGGCTTGGTGCGGGCACCGGCCGGTGCCTGTGTCGTCCACCCATTCGTCGCTGCATCGTAGACGGAGAACTTACCGTTGCTGCCGTCATCAGCTGCGATGATCAGCTTCTGTGTCCCGTCATACCAGCGTGCATCGATGCCACCATATACATCATTGCTATAGCTATGCGTAGCCGTAGCTGTCAGCGGCACGATGCCCTTATCTTTCGTCAGCGCCCCACGTGTAGCATGGTGCATATTACGCAGGATACGGTAGCGATCGGCCGTCTCCGTCACGTCCTGTCGTATGCCGGCATAGACTTGGTCTTCAAACCATGTCCATGCCCCGCCACGTTCCATCATTTCTTACGGGCCTTCTTTACCTTGGGCTTGGGCTTGGGACGCCCAGCATTGGGTGCAAATGAATTAAACTGATTGGAGATGTTCTTACGCATCACCGACCGTAGGTGCGGGTTCTCCTTAGTATCGGCCATGTGGCTCCCCTTTCTTGCGCTTCTTAGCCTTGTAGCTGCCGTCCTTGCTCTCGACCAGGTCGTAGTCATTCTTACGTGCGTAGGCCTTGGCCGCAGCACGTCCTGCGCGAGAGTAACTGAAGTGCTTGTCACCCGAGGGTGTGATCACTTTGGGCATTATGCCTCCTAGTAGCCGAAGTCGACGATGTCTACCGTCTCAAGGCGTGAGTCTTGACGCCGCTGTATCCAGCCCAGCAGCTCATAGAAGAGACCCCTGTCATTGGGGGTGCCGTAATAGATGTTCTGTAGGTCGCGCTGCCTGTTCCTATTCTTAACAGCCATCACCATGGCAGCACGCACCGACACGGTGGCGTGGTGATCTTCCGGCACGGGACAGATCACAGCAAAGGTCGAAGAGGTGTCAGGCGTCGTATCCCAAACAGCGACGGTGACGCGTCGGTTGGCACCGTCGTAGTCGGTGATCGTGCGTATCTGACCGACGCCGGTGCCGTCCGTGATGCGTATCTCCATACCGTTATAGAAGTCATCACGACGGTCTATCTTGCCGTAGTTGGTGGTGTAATCCGCATCGGTAGTAAAGAAGTCCAAGGTCGTTGAGGCTGTAGCCGAGGGGTTACCCTCCAGCATATTGCCATGCGAGGGCACATACCAAAGACGTATAGCGTCCGTCACCGAGCTTGCCGGTGTGGGCGTGATACGCACCTTGCCCCCTTCGAGGATGAAGTGCCAATGGTCCGTGAGGTTGACGATACCGGGAGACTCTATTCCGAGGTAGTTGCGCAACTGCGCGGGCGGTATGTCTTGCTTGTTAGGCGAGGCAAGGTTCTCCGCGAAGATGATGCGCGTGCCCATGCGTGAGTTGAGGGGCAGGTCGTATAAGCCTGTCTCCCCAACGAAAGAGAGGTCATAGCGCTGCACATAGAAGGACGGGTCCTCTTTAACAATGCTGCGGATCAGCTCTTGTTGAGCGGCGTGGAGCCGGTCCATCACCTCTTCGCCCGTAAAGAAGCGGTCAGAAGCGTCAAGGTGACGGCGCGCATCAGCAACCATCTCGGAAGGTATCATGATAGGATCTCGTCTGCTTTCTCCTCGCCATACTTATCCTGCATCGCAGCCCAAGCATCTTCCTGTGGGGTGTTGAGACTACCAACATCTTCGGCCTCGGCCGCTACCTGGGGGGCAATCTCTTCAGAGATCGCTCGGACATCGTCCTTGTAGCTTTTCGACAGAGACTTCTGATGCTCGAGCGATGCTTCTTCCATCATCTGGATATGTTTATTGCGGGAAAGGGCAGACATACGGTGCATGTCGTTGATCTTGAGATGTCGCAGCGTCCGCTCATCGAGGGGCCGATACGACAGATCGTGGTTCTGCACTATATGTACCAACACACTACGATTGTTTACCGCTCCTTTGGGCCTCACCGTGCGGTAGATACCCCACCGATCCTTGGAGGGTATCCACCGCACTGACAGTTGAGCGTCGTAAGAGCGTAGCCGCTGAACGAAGATCCTGTCGGCTATATACATTAGTTCGTAGCCGCTATGTCTTTATAGACATCCACAGTCTCTTCTGTATTAACACACAGTAGAGGCTTGTAATCAATCTCAAGACCCAAAAACATTATCTCATCAGCCACATAAGTGGTGAGGGCATCACACTCAACCAACCAGCTTATACATCCAGTTTTTGCGGTGTGATCAATTGTATTAGCATTAATAATGCCTCGGCTACTTACTCGATATAGGAATCCAGTTGTTCCCCCATCAAGTTGAGCAGCGATATCAGTATTAAGTGCCGTCCCAGGGACAACAAACGCTTCCCCGGGGTCAACTTGATCATACTTGACAAGCCAAGTAACAGAATCGGTTGCAGTTGGGCTGGCTACGTTGATCGTATATAAGGCACGTACGCCAATCT